TGAGTGTGCTAGGGCCTTTAGGCCATAGCACTTACCCAATCCGGCAGGGGGTTCCGGGGGGGCGCAAGCCCCCCTGGATAGGGTTACTCACAACAACGGTAGGCTTAGGTGTCACGGTATAGACCTTGTGTCTATTACCTAAGGCAACTTCTGTGCAGTCACTTCTGTGTATCGCCAAAACTGAAAACTGAAAACTGAAAATTTCAGTCTACCGGAGGTGGAGTTGCCAGGTAGGGACTTACTAGGAAGTCCCGCTCTATTACCCTGGCAACTTCCTAGATGTTACTTCCTAGATGTGTAACGGCTGCTCACAATTTTCAAAAACGCCACGATATGCGACGATACTCATCGCGATTGCCGAGGCGGTCTGTCAGGTCTTCACGTCGTGTTTATGGGAAGCGGCGGCGTTTAGTCGGACCCCCGGGCCACATGAGGGGGAGTCGTAGTTATACGGTTTCTCCTGGTGGTCAACACATGTCAGGTCTTGCTCAAGACGGTCCCCCTATTCCTCGTCAACATAAAAAGTATTGGACTAGTCGCTTAGGTAAGTCTCGTACGTCTAGCTTTTTGGATAAGCGTCACAAGATGCGGATTCAGCAGCAAGCTCGCAACCGCGGCTGGATATCCTCAGCTATTCCTAATAGTGGTCGTGCGACCGTAGGTCGCCGCAATAAATCATCTGCTGACGTTCAGTCAGGCTCTGTAGGCCGAGGAGGCTTTAGTAATAAGGTAATGCCCTATAAGGATCTCTGCAATGCCATGTTTCCTGTTCTCCGCGAGCGACGCGAGTCTCGGTCTGGTTCTACCGGTACCCTTATATCTAGTACAGGTCTCCAAGTTGTCGACATTGAGGAGTACTTTGGTCGACCTAGGATTGAGCAATGGATCGTTAAGAGTCGTGATGCTCAAAATATAGCTAATCTTACACTCATTAATCAAAATACCCCTTTAGACTGGGTATTCCAATATTTGGGCGGTCAGGTTACTTACACTATGACTAACACGTGTAGTCATACTATCGAACTGGAGATGATGACTGTCCAGTCCAAGCGTTATCAAACCATTGGTCCTCGTCAGCGGTGGATTGACGATCTCGCTAATGATAATACTTTGACAGATGTTCAGACTCCGGTTAATACGGAGGCGACCATAAACACCTTGAACTACCGTCCCGGTAAAGGTCATGCCTCTTCATTTCGTGATTGGTATGGGATTATTGGTAGTAAGCGGTATACTCTCGAGCCTGGAGTTACGGTGTATCACACCGTCAAATTTAGACCCTTCCGTCTTACTGGTAAACAGTTGAATACTGAGGTTCATGCTGGTCTTATACCAAGCATACTTCCCAAGTCGCAGTTTGTTTTGTTCTTTCAGAAAGCTGTTGGTCTTGTGATGAATAGTACGGACGCTCGCGTCAACATTGGCTCCTCTGCTTCTGTTGGTACGAAGGTTGAGCGTCATCAATATCGTAGTTTCCTTCAGTATAAGGGCTTCCAGACTTATAACACTACAACACTTGACCCAGCTACTGCCTTTACTGCAGAGCAGGAATTTAATACTGAGACTGAGGGTCTCGAGGCGTACACTTTTAGTTCGTAGATAGTTTTTTAAGTAATTTAATTATTCATTAAACTCAGCCAACAACCTAGCCCACTCATTGTATTCTAACTCAGTCATTGTATCCTCCCCTAACATTATGGACTCATCACGTCGTATGAGTTCTGGTGGGCTTGGAATCCCTCCGCCATTGGTCCAGGCTGCCCTAGCCTCTGCCCCCAATTGTAAGAGGCCGCCATCTGGGGGAACTTGATGACATGTTCGATCCGCCTCTGTAGTTGGGCCAGATTCTCTTGCCCAAGCCATTCCCAGTGCTTGAATGTCTCTAGGGGACCCAAGGGGCTCGTGATATANATTCTCCTCGCGATCATCTGGGTCGTGCCACCCTTCGTTTCGATCAACATAGGGTAGCGGTCGAGAAGGTTTAACAGATACGCAAAGGGTATCTCCTTCGTAGGTCTGAAGTCGTCGAGTATAACATCCGGTTGGCCATGATATCCGCACCACCACTTGTTGTCTCCCATCTTTATGTAGGCCCCACTCTCGGTCTGTTCGTGAGCCCATCGGGACTTGCCACTCCCAGTTGGGCCATGGAGCCACCATACCTCCGTCTTCCAGGACCTCGAAGGCATTAGAGCGGTCTGGATTAATTGCATCCCACGTGAGTACTTGACAACCTGATCAATATGAACACCNTCAGTGATTGCATCGTGAATGGTCTTGCCCGACTTAAGATAGTCGTAGCAAGCCTCAATGTCAGTGCGCTTACCCTGTTTAGGGCGCTCACCACGCTCTCGGAAGGTAGGGTTCTCATCCTTATGCTTACCATCGCTTCCATCATAGGGACCAGCAATGTACGAGAAGTTGTGGTCAAAATTGCCCTTGGCAATCTCTACGTGCATCGAAGGGCCTCCAGCGCGTTGGATCAACTTCTGGACTGCACTGATAGTTTTTTGCTGCTTGAACGAACAGTATCCTTGCAGGTGAGGAGTACCAGTGGCACCAATCTCCTGTGCCAGCATCACGAACTTGAACTCCTCGAAGGACATCAGCCACTCCTCTTGGTCCAAGGTGTAATTATTCAGGGTAAAGACAAAGTTCACTGATCTCGACATGGGCTTCGCAAAGAGCTAAAATAATGATTTGGAGCATTCCGTTGAACAGTTCCGTTAAGTACGTCGCAAGTGCGTATAGTACGTTTCAAGTGCGTCACTGACGTATGTACCACGTCATTATCAGAAAACGCTCAAATCCATCCTACAAACTTACAATCGTAAAAAAAAGAGCGGCATGGCGTGAGCCATGTCAAGACGGAGGGTCTGGGGGCACGGTCCCCATTCTCGNATCACAACAGTGACAGTAGGGTTACTCNTCCCCTGGTTGGAGGGTGGCAAAGTCTAGACCACCACACAACTTTAAAACAGTACACTGAGTGTGCTAGGGCCTTTAGGCCATAGCACTTACCCAATACACTGAGTGTGCTAGGGCCTTTAGGCCATAGCACTTACCCAATCCGGCAGGGGGTTCCGGGGGGGCGCAAGCC